TAATATTCAGTTAAGAAATTTATTAATTCTAATTTATCAACATCAATATCCTCAAACTCATCAATATCAGAATCAGGTAATTCATCATCTGGAATTGATAATTGATTTGGAATTATTGAATATCCATACTCTTCTGTTAAATCATAATCAATCTGATCCTGTCTAATAATATCATCAGAATCATCTATCAATCTAAATGTGACATCAAGTATGTTTGTTTCTTTATCAACAAAGAATGCTGTAAGTTCTTTAATTTCCATTTTTTAATATTTTGCAATTCTATGCATAAAGTTTTTGATTTCAATTAATTTGGCATTAACAGGGTCATTATTTTCAGTTATGATTTTTGCTGGTTTCTTTTTTCTTGATTCAGATAAGATTAACTTTTTTGCTTCTCTAACAAAAGATTCAACCATTGGAGACATTTCAGTATTTTCATCATACTCAAATTCATAAATGGTTTCATCCATATCATCATACATCTCATCAATTTCAATAAAATCCATTTTGTTTTCATTGTCAATGTCTTCTGTATTCCAACTTTCATTCATTGATCCGCATTCAGAACATTCACCTTCATACATCCTTCCACCACATTCAGCACACATACCAGTTTTACCTTCCTTAATTAAATCAGAATTTTTCAAAGTAAACCCTTGCTTATCTGAAATATCATCATATGTTGTAATCCTATGTGGTTCAACTTTTGGCTGCATAGAAAGATATCCATTATATAATGATTTATGTTTTGCTAAGATATCTTTTTGCTCTTCATCTGTTATTTTGAAAAAATAAGAATTCATAATTTTAAGTTTTATTATAAATATTATGTAGTTTACAAAATTTTAGTATATTTGCAAAAAAAAGACATGAACATATTCTTCTTGGATGAAAATCCACAATTAAATGCTCAATATCATTGTGACAAGCATGTTGTGAAAATGATATTAGAAACAGCCCAATTATTGTGTTCTGTTCATCATATGTGTGATGTGGTTGATGTTCCTTATAAATTGGCACATAAAAATCACCCTTGTTCTATATGGTGCAGAACATCATTATCAAATTATCTGGCATTATGTGAATTAGGTCTTGAATTATCAAAAGAATATACATATAGATATGGAAAGCACCATAAATCAACAGATGTGATTCACTGGTGCTTGGATAATCTTCCTAAAATTAAAGATATTGGGTTTACTAAACCCCCACTTGCAATGCCAGAACAATATAAAGTTGATGATTATGTTCAATCATACCGGAATTACTATATTGGTGACAAAAAAAGATTTGCCACTTGGAAAAATAGAGATATTCCTTCTTGGTTTATTTAATTATGTGCTCGTGTATATTGACTATAATCATCTTTGTTTATATTACTACAATAACGATTTTGTAATTGTTCTGGCATTTCTAATATGTGCCCATATTTGTAGTAAATTGAACAAAATGCTTTTTGTTTGCTGTTAGGATTAACAACGTTCCATTTATATGGGTTTGTTTCAGTTTTTAATTTAGTATATAAGTTATTAACAGGACTTGTTTCATATGCATAGACATATGGGTCATTAGGAATAACTAATGGGGTTTGTCTTGTATATTCTTCTATTTTTTCTTGTTCAGTTAAAACTTTTTTAACCAATCTAACTAAATCTGATTCACTTAATCTTAATTTTTTTTTCATAATTTTTATTTTTGTTCATATTTATCTTTCAAGTCATTAATTGACATTGATGATGCAAATTTTTGGATTAATTCTATGTACTCATAGTCTGCTTCTACTTTTACATCACCAAATAATTTTCCATTAGGGAGAGAATTTATGAATTTTTTCATTTTTTCAGATGTTTCTATTATTTCAGACAATGAACAAGGTGCACCTACGCCAGCAATAAGTAATTTTTTACCTCCATAATCTGAAAACATCATACCTTCTGGCATTGATTGTTCTGTAATTATTTTACGAACTAATCTTTTTATTTCACTTTCTGTTAATCTTTGTGTGTGTGTTTTATAATTTTATTTTTTTCTATAAATATATCATTATTCATTTTTTTTTATTATTTTTTTTACACCTCAACAAAAAAATTAATGGTTCTCAACCAAATGATTTACACATTCTTCAAATGTTTTGAATATATCTCCACCTGAAGAACGGATAGAATCAACAATCATCAAGTTTCTTGGATATTTAAAATTCTCAACATGTGGAAATTTTTCATCATCACCATATAAATCAGCAGTAATATCTTTTAATTCCTTATCTGAATGGGTCATATATCCATACATAATTTTGTTTTTTGAATAACCATACCCTAATTCAAAAGCAGTACCATCATCAACATTTGGACCCCTAAATGGCTCAAGATTTGCAATAATAACATCACATCTATCCATCATTTCAATATTACCATGAAATATTCTAGTTGCAGCACCAAGTTTAGTGAAATCAACTTCATTATCAATAGGTGCATTACCAATCTGGTTATATTTTTTTGATATTTCTTTCATTTTATTTAAGTCATCAATAGCATCTTTTTTAAAAACATTAGGACCTGCTAAATATATATTATATGATTTACCAGATTTTTGTTCTAATATTTTATTTGCCTTATTGACTTTATTCACAAGTCTAACTATATCTGATTCTGTTAATCTAAAAGTATTTTTCATAATTTTTATTTTTATTTATAAATATAGCATTTTTCAATTTTTAATTGTATATTTGCAACTCACTAAACATAACACAAATGAAATTAAAATTAAAAAGAGAGAGACAAATATGGGTATTTAGTGATCCCCACTATAATCACAAAAACATATGTAGGGGCACAACCAATTGGAGAACCAAAAATGGTGAAGTTCCCATAGATAATACCAGGGATTTTGAAACATTAGACAAAATGAATGCTGCAATTGTCAATAACATCAATGCAGTTGTTAACCAAGATGATATATTAATCTGCTTGGGTGACTGGTCTTTTGGTGGTTTTGATTCAATTCAAGAGTTCTATGATAGGCTAATATGCAAGAACATACACTTGGTATTAGGTAATCACGATGACCACATTGAAAAGAATAAATCAAATGTCCAAAGGTTATTTATGAGTGCAAATAATTATGTTGAACTTGAAGTTGATGGTAATAAGTTTGTACTATGCCACTACCCAATGGCATCCTGGAATGGCTTGAACAAGGGTGTAATGCACCTACATGGACATTGTCACCTTCCAACCAATAAAAGGTTTGGAAAAGGGAAAAGAATTGATGTGGGAATGGATGGACACCCAGAATTTAGACCATACAATTTGACAGAGGTTGTTGCACTACTAAACAAACAACCTATTGCATCAGATATGGGTTTTGACCACCATACTGAAGAACTTCTAAATGTTGTTGGATGATACTAATTAGGTATGAAGATGGTGAATATTACATAGCTGAACCAATATCAACTATTGACATTGGCAGCTATGTTTTTATTTCTGGATATGAAAAATTTGGTGAAGTACAAGGATATGCAAATACCAGTCATAATTTGATTAAAGTTAAAGGTGAATCAAGTTATTTTTCTGTATCTCAAAATAAATTGTATAACATTATTGGATCAACCAAGCCTGGGTATAAATTAATTTTAAATAAAAAAGATTTGAATTTCCAGTTTGGGCTATATACACCAAAAGAAATAATAGAATTCTATCTACAATTTTGTGATAAAAACAAAGAAGCTACTATTGATGATTTTAATAATTTATTTTTTGATAATAATAGAAATGTGTTTAATATACACAATATTGAAACTATTGATTTGAAATTTGGTGATGTAAGGCCATTGTTATATTGATTTTATTTATATATTACATATATTTACATATATTTACATTAAGACAATTACGTCACATAAACTTAAAAAAACAAAAACAAATGCAAACTTTACTTTTTAACACAACAGAAAGAACTGTAAAACTTTATGATGGGTCAAAACCAGAAGGTACTATTCTTTGGAGAATAAACTCTGTACCCACAGTTAAAATCTATGATGGATATTATGAGGTTAAGCAGAAAGATGAGGATGAGAAAACCTATCCTGTTGCAAGATTTCCAGTAAGTGGAACAAATATGTTTATTGAGAAATAACAAAAATTAACCCCCTACCCGGAATAAAGTAGGGGGTTTTTTGTTTAACTTTCTTCAACATCACTATTATTTAAAAATAAATCTAATTTATAATTAAACATATTATTATATAATTCATCAATAGGCATATTCCCTCTATACTCATTGTTTGACTTCTTATCAATCAATACTATTGGAACAGTAAGAGTATCAAAATCTATTACTGGATTTAAGTATATCTTAACAAGAGAACCATCAAAAACATATGAATAATCTCTATACTGCCATTTATATTCATTATTTTGTTCATAGTGTTTACCAATTAAATCTATTAACTTTTTTCTTACTTCTAAAGACTCTGTATTTGGGTTATCTACAGAACCATATTCATCTGTAATAAATTCCTCTAATACTTCTTCAATAATTGATTCCATATCATCATATGATGGATATTCTGTATTATAATCAATATAGAAATCATCACTTACAATATCTTCATGATCAATATAATTCTCAAAAAGTTGACAAAAATTATCTATTTTATCTATTTCTTGAAAATTTAGATATTTTATAAAATGATAAGCATTCACTGATAGTGTTTGTATTCTTGAATAATAACCAGATTCACTTATATATGCATACTCTCTTATACTATCTAAATCGCGTTCTATTGCTCCATTAAAATTTGATATAGTTGCATCATACATTTTATCTGTATATACCTCAAATAATTTATCAAAGCGTCTTGAATTTTTTTGAGTTATTATAGTTAAAAAATATTCTTTAAATTTATCTAATGTTTGAAATCCATACTCTATAAATTTTATACTTTGACTATTTTTGTAAAAATACTGATTCACATAATCTTCTAATGTTTCAGGGAAATCATACCTTTCACCATCATATACTATATCGCCCAAACTATTATCTCTTTTTTCACGTTCTAAATATAAAATATGATTGGTTAGTGTGTCAATTGAATAATATTTAGTACCCATCTTTGAACAAGGATTTCTCATATCAAAATCAATATTTGCTCCATCATATGTGAAATCATCAACATTATTATCACTAATAAATGCTGTACTTTCATCATCATCTTCATCATATTCAGTCATTTGACTGTAGGTATAATTTTGAGCAAAAGCCAAAGCAATTGGGTTATTAATACCATCAGCAATTAATCTTTCAATTTTGATATTCTGTAGTTTGGTTGAAAACTTACCTGGTAAAGTGTCCATTCTTTCAAATTGTGTATCTTCATCAAAAATACCTTCTTTACCTTCTAACAATGGGAAATAAAAATTTCTTAATTCTTCATATTTATCAAAAAATGTTTTAATACCTATCATACCATCTCTAACATCTCTAAATTCATTCTTTTTAAATTGGAATTGATATTTGTGTTTTTCATCACTCTTATCAATCATAATGTATATTGGTGCATAATTATATGTTGTAAACATATTGCCTCTTGTTTTATATGCTGGATCTAAACTATATTTTCCCCAAGTTGTGCACCAGGATGAACCAACTCCAAGCCAAGCTGCTGCTTTCTCTGTCAATGGCCTAAATACAACCCATTCTTCACCATTATGAAGAATTTTATATGAATCTTTTGGCAATTCTTTTAATATTTCTTTTATAGGTGTGTTAATAGATACAATATACCTCTTTACAACATCATACAAATCTGATATTTGTTTGATTGAATTTAAATCAATACTTAAATTTTTGTCATAAACAATTTTCAAATATCTGGTTGCTTCAACCAAATTCTCAAGATTTGGCATATTGCCAATCTTGTATATATTCAATAATACTTTGGCATATTTTCCTATAAGAATCACATTATCATTCTGTGTTCTTGTTTTTGGATCTGCTTTCACAATTCTATCAAATATATTTCTTGGGATGTCTTTATAAAATTTATTATAAATGTCATCTACCTTGGATTCAATAATTAATTGCGTTAATGCTTTTAATAATCTCATATCTTTTTAAAATTTATTTTTTTATTGGTATATTATAATCTGGACATAATTCATAAAAGTTATTTTCAAAGTTACTACCATCAATAGATATATAGTTATGATTAATATATAATGTAGGTTTACTTATAATTTCTTCGCTAACCAAATAATATAACTCATCTTGGACTTGTCCTGCTATAGTTAAAATTTTATTAGAATCAATTTCATTTTCAAAATGCAAAAGATTAACTCTTATTGATGCACCTTCATAATTCAAGTTTAAAACTTCACCATATTCATCTAATGCTTTTTCAATACTTGCATGTACTACGCCATAGTAAGCATCATAATAAGCACGATCCAGTGAATCCCCAATAACAATAATCAAATCATCTATATTTAATTCTTTAATTTTATTAACTAATTTTAAATCTTCAAAATATTCATCATCATCATTTTCATAATTTAATTCATCTATTTTATCTTTAAAATTATTTATCAAATATTCCTCAATCTTTTCTTCTAATTTATTGCTTGAATAATAAATAAAATCTCCCCAATTTAAGCCAGAATCAAAATAATCCAAACCATTTTCAAGGAAGTTTTCAATAAAATTAATAGTTTGGATACTACCATTTTGTAGTCGTCTTCTACTATCATAGCTACCTGAATCAATATATTCATCCATCTCATCAGATCTTATAAAGATATCAAAAACCATCTGTGGTTCTTTGTCAATTAATCCTTTTTTGTATGCAGAATATAAGGCAATAGTTCCAAATAATTTTTCATTATTTTTCATAACAAGTTTAAATAAATCATCATTTAAATCTGATAATTTAAAATCACTAGCTGAATCATATTCAGAACCAAATCCAATAATATTAACTGTTGGGTTTATAAGTAATTCAGCAATATATTTATGATATTTTTCTGCTGGTTTTGAGTTCTTCTGACCTTTTAGTTGTAAAATACTAAAACCATCATCTTCTTCTTCCATTGCTGCTGTTAAATGGGTTTTATTTATTGTGAATTTGTCATTTATTCTTCTTGTTTCACGTAATGAATATAAAGTATCACCACCAGTTGATGCACAATGACCCATTCTTCTCTGTTCGTCAGTACACCTATTAGTCATTAAATCTACCCAATAAAATCCAATACCATTCTTATCTCTAAAATCAATAACAATATTATCTTCATTTTCTTCATAATTATATATACCATCACCAACTTCTAATTCATCATGCCATTTTTTGGATTCCTTAACTAATGTTTGGTAATCATCATTTTTATGACTTCCCAAATTACCATTTAAACCTACCCTAACCCAGTCCATAATTGAAACCAATTCTTGACTAAATGTCCTATGGTTTATATTTACCCAATTAGTAGCTTTTTGAATATCTGATTTAGTTAACTCCCCCTCAATTTTCATTATTTGTAAATTATATCCAATAATTTTATTAACAATTATAATTGCCAATTTCCCACATCTTTCAACAAAGAAATCTGCTGCTTTATCAGTTAGTCCTATTTTATTCACCAAAACATCTTTTGCAGATGCTTCTAATATTAAAGTTTTTGTAACATTAATTAATTTCATTTTTTTAAAGTTTAAGTCCAATAATTGTGTTCTTTTTTAAAAAAATCTAGATTATTTCTATTTACATATGATTTAAATAGCATCTTGCCCATATAATAAATACCCTTTGACTCAAATCTTCTATTTAAAGTATAAACATAATAATTACTAACTTTAAATTTACTTGGCTCAACCCTTTTGCTTAATTCATAATCTTCTGCAAATACACACTCATTATTAAAACCACCTAACTCACGTAATTTCAAAGTCTTAAATAACATAAAACCACCTATGCAGAATGGTGTTATTTTTGATACTATTTTCCTAAGAAAATCCAAAGCAATATAAGCAAAGTCAAATTTACCATTTAGTGTTCTAAATTTTACTGTTTGCAAATCTAAATAATTATCTATAGAAATTTGCATACATTTAACCAATAAATTTTTATCTTTTAAGAAAACATCAGCATCTAAAAATAATGTATATATTGTCTTTGACTTTTTAAACCCAATATTCCTTGCCACTGCTGGCAAACCACCATTTAAGATTTCAATATCCAAATTTTTAAACTCATTTAATTTTATTAGTGATTTTGTTATTCTATCATTTGATGAATCACAAACATAAATCTTTGTCCCATCAATATTATTTTGTTTGCTTAAATAATTTAAACAATCTATAATTACATTTTTTTCATTCTTACATGGGATAACAATTGTTAAATATTCATTAAGTTTCATTATGTTTTATATAATAAATATTCAATAAAAAATAATTATACAATTAATATAAAATATATTGATTAATTCCAAATAAAATCAATATTTATTTATAAACTCAATATTATGAATAGAATAATTTTTTTGTTGCTTATACCAATAATTGGTATTTCTCAAAATGCTGAAAACAAACAAATGACACTAAAACAAGAAAGTGAAGAAAAGCAGAAATTACGAATAGAAAAATACACCCCAAGACAAAATACTGTTATCATTAGAGAATTTGACCCAAGATTTGATTATTACAATAATATAAATGATTTTAGATTTAGAAATTATAGTAATCTACGTTACAGTAACCCATATTACTATAACTCACCAACATTAATTCCAAGACCATTTAGAGGAACAATTGGTTTAAGCAAAAGTGTAAGATTAATTGGTTTATTTTTTACAGTAGGTGAAGACAAATTCTTTATTGGAGATTTAATGTTCAGACCAAACATAGACAATAGTGAATTCTATTCCAATATAAGCATACAGAATGCCCTCCAGTGGAATGATAAACGTTTAAAGGATATAGAGAAGGGATATAGGGTTTATGTTGGTTATGGCCAGCGTATAGGCTTCATATCCCCATTTATTTCTGCCGGAATTGGGAGCAGAATTGTGAATTACCAGTTTATTGATGATTTAGCCATTTTGAATGGTAGCAAATCATATTCATTTCCAAAATTTGATAAGAGTTTTGTTGGAATTAAATTTGGTAGTTTATTTGACTTTAATAGATTTGTAGTTAAGTTTGATATTGATCCAATAAACCCCGATTTTTCAATTGGTGGGGGGTTTAGAATATCTAAGTAATGATTATTGATTATATTTTAATTTTTGTATTCCAGATTGTTTTTAACATATTTAAAACATTAGAAATTAAGTACACCTATGAAGATAAATTAAAAGAATTGCTATTTAATTCTATTTGGATAAATTTGACATCTTTATGTACAGCATATTATTCTCTGGATAATTTATTTAATCATAATTATTTTGTAATACCTGTATATATTGCTGGAAGCATTATTGGAAAGTGGCTGAGTATGAGGGGATTTGATTTAATAATAAAAAAAGGGAATAACAATATGTAATTCCCTTTTTTTAATCATTTTAAGTTTGCTTAAAAAATATCATCATTTTTTCTATCCTTAAATTGATTTGATTCATAGTGGAATTGATATGGTGATAATGGATCATTTTGGTTGTAAATTGTATAATAAGAAGAACCTGGGTGGTCTCCCAAGTATTTCTTAAAGTGTGAATATCCACCCATTGTGCATAAATGTATTGTACCACCTTCCTTACATTTAGCCAATACTTTTCTATACACCTCCCAAGTTTCTTGATCTAAATTAGATGTTTTAAATATTTGGTATCCAGCAACTATACCAATTAATTCAATACCTTGGTTTTTTAATTTTAATATATCTCCTGTATTTAATAAAACAGAATCTGTATTATTTTCATCACCTAATGATGATTTTTTAGTGTCCATTAAATTTTTTATTACACCTTCAAATGCAACAAAATCTTCTCTTTTTCTTATTCTTCCTATATCTAAAGTAGGAAACAATGCTTTTGTTGTTGGATTTCCTTTTGCTTTTTCAAAAACACCAAAATATTTTTCTGGTTCTGGGCCCCATTTGTCAATATCAGATGAACGTATAAAATCATTAGCACGTGCAATAGTTAATAATACTACATATTTACTTTTGTTTTTTGAAGCTTTTTTGATTTTTTCAAAATCTTCTTCTGATACTTTTCCTGTATCAACAAGTGCTTTCTGAATGTTGTCAATATCAGTTTGATTACTTTCTTTAATAACCCTTTTTATGATTACTGAAAGATCTTGCTCTGTTAATCTTATAGTCTTTGCCATATTTTTTTTAGTTTTTAATTATAAATATCAAAGATATTAAAAAAATAATAGTAATCAAAATTATTTTATGAATATTTATAATAAATTTTTAACAAATGATAATTAATGAAAAATTTATTACTGAAAGACCTAATAGAAAATTAAAAAAATTAAAAGGAATAATTGTCCACTGGACTGCAAATACAAGATCCAGAGCAGGGGCTGCATCTCATTTGAACTATTTCAAAAATAACTGGAAAATAGGTTGCACTCATTATGTTGTTGATGATAAAGAAATAATTTATTTAATTCCAGATGATGAAGTTGCCTATCATGTTGGTGATAGGGAAAGAAAAAGCAATTTACCAATTAGAAAAGCATTAGTACCCCAAGGTGGAAGTCCAAATGATTATTTCATTGGAATTGAAATGTGCGTAAATATAGACAATGATTGGGGAAAAACCATCAATAATGTAAAAGAATTATTACATCATTTATTTGAAAAACATAATTTAAGCATTGATGATGTTCATCGTCATTATGATATATCTGGAAAAGATTGCCCATTTATGTATCAACCACAACTTGTAAATGAAAGATATTTTGATTGGGGTTGGATTACCTTTAAAGAATTTATAAAAGCAAAATAACCCCAACCAAAATTGATTACTTAAACAAACTACCAAACTTTGGATAACCCCAACCATACCAATCATCACGACCAGGTTTTCCACCATCTGTTAGATTTTTTGTTAGATATTCTTTTAGGTCATTCTGATTTTTAATTTCTGGCTTATATTTTAACAATAAACCTATGGCTGCTGTACCATGTGGTGTTGCCATAGATGTACCATCCCAACTAACATAAGATCCATTATCTTTAAAACAAGACCAAATCTGAACCCCTGGCGCAATACCAACTAGGCTGTTACCATATTGTGAGAATGATGCTTTATTTCCTCTAACATCGTGAGCACCCCAAGAAATAACATTTGATAATGCACCAGGAAATGATAATGCACCAGTTCCATTATTACCAGCAGCAGCATTTACAAATGCACCATTATTAACAATATCATTTATTGTTCTTGTTATTGCCTTATTTTCTGTGGTTGCACCCCAAGAGAAATTAAATACCAATAAATAATCTTTAAAATTATCTTTCCATACATTCATTGCATAATTAATTGCATTAACCAAACTTTCTGTGGATCCACCACCATTTGCACTTAAACCCTTTTGTGCCATAATTAAATCACCATGATTAACACCATTCACATAGCCAACACCTAGTTTATATTGGGGGTGTTTTCCTAATATAATACCAGCAACATGATGACCATGACCATGACCATCATTTTGATTACTATCAACTGTAAAATCTTTACAATATTTCTTATCTACAAACTGGTTATCAGAAGTTAATGCAGTATGAGTTGGATATGCCATTGTATCAATAACACAATAAAGAATTTTACGTTGGAACTTCTCCCCCATACTTATCTTGTTATCTAATATCTGGCTTTCTAGGAAAACCCATCCCCAACTTGGCTGATTGTTTAAGGATGATTCATTTGATAATGCTTGTATTTGGGTTGGGGGTATATCAAGGATAATATCATTACCCTCCTCCAAAGCCTTAAAATATTTTGCAATTAAATCAAAATTGATTTTTTTTGCAAGAGCAATGTCTTTTGATGAAAAATTTAAGTTCATATGATTATATTTTCACATAAATATTAAATTTATTTATTTTTTTTGCATAAATATATATTTATTGTAATAATTAAAAATAATAAAATGAGCATAAAATTTAATATCACAGAAGAAGATAAAGTTAGAATTCAGAATCTTTATCTTAATGAAAAATCAAAAGAGGAGAATAGACGTTTCTGCCATAAGAAAAATATCAAATCATTGGAAGAAATTGTTGGTGATGATGACCAAGATGATTACATTGAAGGAATTAAAATTAGAAAGTCTGGAATTAATGCTTTGACTGATATGATTGAAACATTAAAAACAATGAGAACCAGACCAAACTTAACTGATAAAGGTGAAGATTTGTGTTATAAAGTATCTAATACAATTAACCAGTATAAACCATATAATTATTTTGATGAGACAAGTAATCAATGTATTTCAGCTATGGATAAAATAATTGAACTATATAAGGAAAATAAACATGGTGAAGAATTGGTTAAAGATTTGGAAAAAATCTATGGTGATGAAAGTGTGTCACCAAGGGGTAGGGAATATATAAAACATTGTCTTGGTGTTATCAAAGGTAAGAACTAAGTTCTTACCTTTTTTGTTTTGCTAACTTCTTTATTTAAGGCATCTTCATAAGCCTTCTTGTATTTTGTAATAACCTCAATAGGGCCTTTTGTGGTTATTGATTCATCATAATACCAGGTTGTGGTTGAATTTTCATCAACAAATACTCTGGTGTATTTTTTTGGTGTGTTGATTGGGGTTTCTTTTTTCATCTTTTTTTTTGTAAAGATAATGAAAAATATCTAATTATTTAAGTGAAATTGCACGCTCCGGATTACAATTTCTAATAGCATTTTTTAATTCAATATTTGATGTTTTATCTGCTGCTTTTTTAACCATATCAGTAAATTTATTTCCAATATTTTCAAAATATGACACTAATGAATTATCATATACTATAGGGCTATTTTTCAAGAAAACTGCACAAGGATTTGACTTAAATATTCTATAATCTTCCCCATTTTCATCTGATATATTAAAAATATGACTATGTTTTTCATCCCTAAAAGCTGAATCAAATATGTCTGTTAATTTTGACACATAATAAGATTCTTTAGCATCAAAACCTGTTAACCTTCTACTGATATTCCTTTTTAATTTACTAAACCCAGATAAACCTTCATCACTAAATGGGTCTGGCTTCATGCTATGTAAATCTAAAACCTTCAAATTTTTTAACCCAGTTTTTTGTAATATTTCACTAGTTACATTACTAGTAATAAACTTATCAAACCATCCAAATAAGGGGTCAGCAATTTGTCTATTTCTTTTATTACTATTATAATATCCTCTAATATTATCAATAAATGATTCTTTGGTTATAATATCTTCATCAATTAACACATTTATAATATTATATTTTGTGACATATTCTGCATTTTTTCCCCTATCTATTGAAGCCAATTTATTAAAAACTAATTTGTTGTAGTAGATAATATTATTTTCATAATGATTATTAACATTAGGTTTGACGTATAATGCAATTTCCCTTCTGTTATCTTTGAATATTACATTCTCTGGTCTTAATGATGGAATTTGTTGAAAAACATAAAAAATGGCTCCCTCATATTCAAATTTTTCACATAAATCTAATAATTTTTTTATATCCCTTTTCATATCTTCTGATTCAAGAGTTTCTAATCTCCCAAGAGGATTAATTGCTGTTGATACATTATTAACAACTTGTTGGCTTATTCGAGCAATCATTTCACTAGGAGTTATATCTTCTTTTAATTCAAGGGATTCAAAAACTTTAAAAGAATTTGATGATTTAACTAAAGATTCATTTACAATATGTACTAATTGTTTTTCTGTTACTAATATTTTCATAATTAATGTTGTGACATTTTTAACATTTTATTTTCCTCTTCTAGAAATTGTACTTTCACATTTAAAGCAGAAACTTGTTCAACAAGTTTTAGTATGGTATCTCTCATCTGGTCTTTTTCTTCTGAACTTTTTAATAATAGAACTTCCAATTTTGCAATTCTATCTCTGCAATCCTCTCTAATAAAATTATCTTCTTCTTTTCTACGTTCAGCCCTTTTCTCATAAAATCTCCAAGCACTTGCAGATCCCAAGACTGTTATGGCAGTTACAAAAACTGTTGCTATTGTATTCTCATCCATTTAATTTTTATTTTTATTATAAATATGTTAAAAATCATAAATAAAAAAAGTTTGGGACATAAAATCCCAAACTTTCATACAAAATTAATTTACATTTTAAATAAATACAACTTCCTTTGATTCTATATTATATTCTATATTAATTGGATTATTTTTAAATAAATAATTCTCACCCAAGACAGAAGCATTCAAATATTGGACGCCATCAACATATTTCTCACCATAACCAGAATGGATATGTCCAAAGCAATGTATTTTTGGCTTAACAACTTCAACACGTTTTGTTAATTCCTCACACCCAGCATTAGCCCCAATAAGTAGTGTGTCTAATATATATTTAGGTGGAGTATGTGTGATAAGCACATCCAGATTATTAGGAATTTTATCCCAGTAATATTTTAAATCCTTTCTTGTGTGCAAATTAAAAGCCCAGTTAAAGAATGCTGGTTGCCAAGGTGATCCATATATATTCAAACCATCTATACTCACAAAATGGTCAAACAGATATACAACACCTTTGTCTTTATATTTTTGTTCAATATCAAAGGTCTTTTCAAACCAAAAATCATGATTACCAGCAATGAATATTTTATGAGTATAATTCAAATCTTGAAACCAATCCAAAAAATTAATTATCTCATTCTTATGACCTTGACTTGAAATATCCCCGCTGTGTATAATAATATCACCACCAGGCAATAAGTTATTATCTGTTAATTCTTTGTGTTTGTTATGTGTGTCTGAAATAAATGTTATTTTCATTTTGTTTGTTTTTTAAGTCCACCAAGATTTTATACCATATTTTAAATTCAATTTATCACCTTTAAATATGGCACATAATTCATCCCAATCCTTTTCTTCAGCTTCAATAGCTTTTTTAACATCATTTGGGTTTGTTGCAAGTAAAAAATACTCATCTTTTAAATGTTTATCCAATAATTCAATAAACCTTTTGAGTTCTTGAATATCTTCAGCAGATGCTTCATTTTTTTCATATGATTTTAACATCAATTCAGTTGATGCTTTCATAGTACCCAAAATAAGGGTATAATCCCAAATTCTATAATTCCATAGAACTGGAATAAATTTAAAAAGTTTAATAAAGAATTCAAAAAATTTGCTCATAGTATTTATTTTGTTTTTTTGTTCTGCAAATATAATCAAAAAAATAGACCCAACAAATTTTTGTTAGGTCTCTTTGAAAAAAATCGGATATATATAAAAATTCCAAAGAAGAGGAATGATTTTTAAAATAATCAATAAATATCCTTATATATATCAAAAGTCAAATTATTCCACTTTTTTTATGAATATTTTTTTATAAAATTTTCCATTTTTTGTCAAAAAGTATAATCCAGTCTCAAATCTATTTTCTTCATTGTTTGGATTGAAATAACCAACACCTTCTATAACCTTTTGACCCAGAAAATTAAATAAAACCCATCTATCAGATTGTAGTAATTCAACATCAAAATTGTCAACCCAACCACTATTATGAATAACTCCACTAATATCTTTCTTTTCCTCAATTCTTGGACATATTTTTATCACATCATCTATAATATAAACATTATTCACTTGAAATAAAGTATCAAATCCATTTAATATTCTAAAATTAATCTTGTTTTTATATGGTGTTTTTGCTTTATGTTTTAATGTTAAAGTAAAACAAGAATCAAGTTTCAAACATATTGTTGTATCACTTGTTATTCTTTTTTGATTGGGTTTATATTCAACAACTGTAACTCCATCTTGTTTTATGCTATAATAAAAATCTTCAAAAAATTTATCCTTGGTAATTTCTATCTTTATTCTTTGATATGTTGAATCATCTTTATTGCAATCTACTGGTGCATCAACAAGTGGTAAACAAATGGCTTCTGCAATATTTCTTCTTATCTTATTTCCAGGTTGTTCACCAAAACCCCACTTATAGTTTATGCCTACCTTTGGATTTAAATGACAATATGACATAATGGTTCCCTTTGTTTCTGGTGTAACCTCCAACTCTGGACATTTTGTTGGCCCCGTTTGCTCAACAAACCAACAACCATCTAATGCTGTTGCATTTCCATTCCACCAACAAGCATGAGTATGGGGTGAACCAAGCAAATGACCAATTTCATGTGTCATAACTGTTGTGTTCCAAGAATAATCTGGAAATATGCCTGTTTCCATATCCAATCCAGAATAACTTGTTCTCCACCTTGCAATATCACAAAGAGAACGAAGAAATGCAACACCTAAACCACTTCTTAATGAAACTAATTGGCCAAATGTTTCAGGTAATTGATCCTCTGATTTAAACTGGTTTGCAAATGAAAATAACATATTATTTCCATCATAATTATACCCACTTGGTCTATCCCATAGTTTAAACCTTGCAATTTTAATGTTAACACCTTCTCTTAAAAAAATTAAATGAGTTTGTGCAAATATATTTTCAATAAATTTAATAACTTCTTTGCCTGAACCAAGTTTTTCAATCATATCATAATCAGCCTCAAAATACATTGTTATAACTTTGATTTTATTTGATTTTTCTTGGGCATATTCAAACATTGGTGTTTCTTTAAAAAAGTCTTCCTCATTTGGAATAACACATTTAAATTCTTTATTATGTTTAACATCTAACTCATGCCATACACCATGAAATCCCTTCTCTACCGGACCAAAAATCCAACCCTCGCCATCACCCATAATATATGTCTGAAAGCTATTATCATTGATTACAACAGATGCAAATGCACTATCATTACCTTGAACCTTGCCAGAATAAATCAATGATTGTGGCTCATATATGACATTGCATTCTGAATATATCTTTGGATTATCAACATAGATTGACATTTTGGTTAATTGAAGGACTTTAATACCTTCTGGGGTTGGTAATTGTATTGTTAGAGAATCTAAATTATCATTTATGATTTGTCTAATATTATTTGTGTTTAATATTAGGGGTGTTGCATAATTGTGTGATGTTGATCTTAATTCATTTGAATTTGTTTCAAAGAAAATAGATATTGGTTTATTCTTTTGTGAGAATAATGAGAATGTTAATATTGAATAAATTAATATTAAATTTAACTTTTTCATTTTTTTAATTTAGTTTTTTGTAAAATTTATTGAAATAGGAAATCCTTGAATCTAGTCCGTGTGTTCCACCATTTACTCTCTTTGTAATTCTTGTGATAATTTCATTGGTTGCACCAAAATCAGCAATCTCATTTAAATTATTTTTATCAAAAAACCAAGCAGCAGAAGCCAGCGGATATGTTGTGGCAACCAAATCTGGATTTCCAATTATATCAACATTCAAACCACTTTCATTTAATGAGTTATTAAATAATAAATAATTATTTTTACCAGTTAATTGTATGTAACCCCTACCTCTGTATTTATAACCTTCAATGCTATCTTCATTTCCGTTTCCCATTCTATTTGCATAAACAAGACTTGCAATTTTGGCTGGTTTTCTTTCATATAATAATGCTTTATCCATTGTTGGAAAGTACTTTCCAAAAACTTCTTTTAATCTTTTTGCAGAGTAGTTTAAATTCTCTTGAACTGTTGTGAAATTACCGGATTCATGGGCACATTGTGCTAAAAAATGTGCTAACCTTAATTGTGTGTTTATATCATACTTTTCATAGATTAAATCAATCTGATTGATGATTGATTCTGGAATAATTCCCATTAATTTTTGCTTGGCACTTGACTGATCCATATTAATTTTATATTTTTGTTATATAATAGTTATAATTGTATAAATACTATATTTATTAGTATAAATTATAACAAATATGGATAATATAACAAAATTAATTAAAGAAAATTTAGAGAAATACTCTAATAGAACATTGGTATTAAAGAAAAAAGTAAAAATTTCTGAAGAACTTGAATACCATATTAATGAAAATTTAACATTGACCAACAATGTTTTTATGGTTTACTCCAAGAAATACTTTGATTTAATCAATGAAGTCAGAGATTTATGGATGCAAGATTTAATCCACCTAAATGAAGAAGATGAACAAATGGTAATGTCAGATACTGGCAAAGTTGCTCTATTTGAAGGTGAAATGATTTATCTGGATGCTCCAATAATTGAAGATGAAGATTTTGATTTTTTAAACGAGGCAGAACATAGGGGTAAAAAGGTTAATATAGGAAAACCATTTAGAACTCCTGGCGGACCAAAGAAATTTGCAGTTTATGTTAAAACTCCAGGTGGGGGTGTTAAAAAGGTTACATTTGGTGATCCAAATTTAAAGGTCAGAAATAAGAACAAAGGTGCTGCTAAATCATTTAGAGCAAGACATAAGTGTGACCAAAAGAAAGATAGAACCACAGCAGGATACTGGTCGTGTAATGTGGGGAGGTATTCAAAACAACTTGGATTGAAATCTTCAAATAGCTGGTAATGAAAAAAGAAGTAATAAAAAGAATATTTGAATTTATTAAAAACAAGGATAATAAAAGGCATAAAAAAGATGGAACTCTTGAATGGAAACTTTTATTAAATGAACCATTAACAGAAAAAGATTTGAATGTTAAAGGTAATTTGGATTTAGTGAGAACAAAAATAACCTCATTACCAAAAGGATTAAAAGTTGGTGGTTGGTTGGATTTA